CCTTGGCCAGAGATTACAAATCAAACTGAAATTATGATTCATTCTGATAGTATTCTTACAATCGTAGATCCAACCCCAGAAATTATTCAAAAGTATCTTGAACTAACTGCATAATGCGATTTTACACAAACGTACAACTAGTCGGGGACCACGTCTTGGTTCGTGGATATGAAAACGGTCGGAACTTTATGACACGCGAGAAGTTCTACCCGACTCTTTTTGTTTCATCGAAGAATAAAACACAATACAAAACTCTTGAAGGTGATTATGTAGAAGCGATTCAACCAGGAACTGTGCGTGAGTGTCGTGAGTTTATTAAAAACTATGATGGTGTAGAAAACTTTAAAATCTATGGGAATGACCGGTACATTTATCAATACATTTCTGACAAATATCCAGAAACTGAAATTAAGTTTGATATTGGTAAAATTAAACTAACCACTATTGATATTGAGGTCGCATCAGAAAACGGATTTCCTGATGTAGAATCCGCAGCAGAAGAGGTACTTTTGATTACTCTACAGGATTACAATACGAAACAAATCCGAACTTGGGGACTTGGACCTTATCAAAATAATCAAAAAAATGTTACTTACCGGCAATTTTCTTCCGAGTATGATCTGTTAAATGATTTTATTTGCTGGTGGATGATTGAGGAAAATACACCAGAGGTTATTACTGGATGGAATAGTATGTTTTACGATATTCCTTATTTGGTTCGTCGTCTCGAAAAAATACTTGGAGAAAAGTTAATGAAGAGTATTTCTCCATGGGGAATAGTGTCCGAGAAGGAGACCTTTGTTCTGGGAAGAAATCAAATCTATTATAATATTGGTGGCATATCACAATTAGATTATTTGGATCTTTATAAAAAGTTTACCTATAAGGCACAGGAATCATATCGCCTGGATTATATTGCTGAAGTGGAACTCGGGCAGAAAAAACTGGACCACTCCGAGTTTGATACCTTTAAGGATTTTTATACCAAAGGTTGGCAGAAATTTTGTGAGTATAACATAAAGGACGTAGAACTTGTTGACCGATTGGAAGACAAGATGAAACTAATTGAACTGGCACTTACGATGGCATATGATGCCAAGGTTAATTATAATGATGTGTTCTCTCAAGTTTCTATGTGGGATACTATCATTTACAATTATCTTAAGGATAGGAATATTGTAATTCCTCCCAAAACTAAATCAGAAAAAAGTGAAAAGTATGCCGGTGCCTATGTAAAGGAACCAGTACCCGGAGTTTATGAATGGGTAGTGAGTTTTGACTTAACATCCCTATATCCTTCTCTGATTATGCAATTTAACATATCTCCAGAAACACTTTTAGAAGAAAAAATTAAAAATGTTTCTGTAGAAAGAGTTATTCATAAACAAGTTAATTTTGGAAATCTTGAAAATAAATGTGTAACCGCAAACGGGTGCTTATACGATAAAACTAAAAGAGGAATATTTCCAGAACTTGTAGAAAAGATTTTTAATGATAGGCAATTTTATAAGAAAAAAATGCTTTCTGCCAAGCAAGAATATGAAAAGAAAAAAACAAAAGAGTTAGAGAAGGAGATTTCCAGATGTAACAATATCCAGATGGCAAGAAAAATACAAATTAATAGTTTGTATGGTGCGATTGGAAATGAATGGTTTAGGTATTATAAACTTGAGAATGCCGAAGCGATTACTCTTTCGGGTCAGGTTGCGATTCGTTGGATTGAGAATAAGATTAATGCCTATCTAAATAAGATTCTTAAAACTGATGATGTTGATTATGTGATTGCGGTAGATACTGATAGTAATTACCTGAATATGGGACCTCTGGTGAATGCCGTATATAAGGAAAAGAAAAAAACTACCGAATCTGTTGTTTCGTTTCTTGATAAAATCTGTAAGACCGAAATTGAAAAATATATTCAGGGTTGCTATGAGGAACTAGCGGAGTATATGAATGCCTACGACCAGAAGATGATTATGAAGCGGGAGAATATTGCCGACCGAGGAATCTGGACTGCGAAGAAGCGTTATATTCTAAATGTATGGGATAGTGAAGGTGTTCGTTATGCCGAACCCAAACTCAAGATGATGGGAATTGAGGCGGTCAAATCCCCAACTCCTTCTCCTTGTCGTAAAATGATTAAGGATGGGTTAAAGATTATGATGAGTGGAACCGAAGATGAGGTAATTAAGTTTATTAATGAATGTCGGCAGGAGTTTAGAACTTTTTCTCCGGAGCAAATTGCTTTTCCCAGAACAGCGTCAGATATAAGGAAGTATAGTTCTCGTAATGAAATATACTCAAAAGGAACTCCAATTCATATTCGTGGTTCTCTTTTGTTTAATCATTATATAAAGGAGAAAAAACTTACTCATAAATATTCACTTATTAATAATGGAGAGAAAGTGAAGTATATTTTCTTAAAAAAACCGAATATCATACGAGAGAATGTCATTTCCTTTATTTCTGATTTTCCTAAAGAATTGGGACTTGACAAATATATTGATTATGAACTACAATTTGAGAAGAGCTTTTTGGACCCACTTAAATCTATTTTGGATTCGATTGGATGGAAAACAGAACATACAACAAACCTTGATTCATTTTTTACCTAATGAACTTGCCAATTAACGAAAAAGAACTTGATACGATTATTAGTGCTATGAGATTAGGTGGAGATGCCGCTCTTTATCAAAAACTCTGGCAATATAAAATGAATTATGATGACAAACAAAAACAAAAGGAGGAATGAATTATGGATTTTCTTAAAGATATTATAAAGGAGATAGGAGGAGAATATACTCAACTCGCATCAGAGATTGATGAAACTGAAACTTATGTGGATACGGGTTCATACATTTTTAATGCTCTTGTATCCGGCAGTATATTTGGTGGTGTATCTGGCAATAAGATTACTGCTATCGCGGGTGAAACTTCTACGGGAAAAACTTTCTTCTCTCTCGCTGTTGTTAAGAACTTTCTTGATACTCATCCTGATGGGTATTGTCTGTATTTTGATACCGAATCTGCTATTACCAAATCACTACTAGAGTCTCGTAAAATTGATACAAATCGTTTGGTGGTCGTTAATGTAGTCACGGTTGAAGAGTTTCGCACCAAGACACTCAAGGCAGTTGATATTTACCTGAAGAAAAAAGAGGAAGAAAGAAAACCTTGTATCTTTGTGTTGGATTCCTTGGGAATGCTTTCTACAAATAAAGAGATTAATGATGCTCTTGCGGAGAAGGATACTCGTGATATGACAAAGGCACAACTGATTAAAGGTGCCTTCCGTATGCTGACTCTCAAATTGGGGCAGGCAAAGATTCCTATGCTGGTGACAAATCATACCTACGAGTCAATGTCTATTTATAGTGGAAAACAAATGTCAGGTGGTTCTGGATTACAATATGCTGCCTCTACAATCATTTATCTTTCTAAGTCAAAAGCAAAAGACGGAACAGAAACAATTGGAAATATCATTCGTGCTAAAACTCAAAAGTCTCGGTTAAGTAAAGAAAATCAAGAGGTTGAAATTCGATTGTTCTATGATGAAAGAGGTCTTGATCGTTATTATGGTCTTCTTGAACTTGGAGAACTTGGTGGAATGTGGAAGAATACTGCTAATCGTTATGAGATTGATGGTAAGAAACTCTATGCCAAACAAATTCTAAAGGAACCGGAAACTTATTTTCCACCAGAGGTAATGGAAAAACTTGATGTAATTGCCAAGGGTAATTTCAGTTATGGAGCATGAAAAATATTCGCATTATAAAAACTAATGTAAATGTCTCTAAAATATTAGAACAACTTAAGCAACATCCAGAAGATTGGGGTTCTCAAAAAAATATTAAAGATGCGGAACAATTAGACCCCACAAAATATACAGTTACTGTGGATGTCCTACAACTTATCGTGGGTGGAGTTGAGAATGAAGGTCAATATGTTGGAAATACAGAAATATGTATCAAAACTCCGGCATATGAAAAACATACAGAGATTCTTAATTACTTAAGTAAGTATTTTAAGAAACTTCGACGTTGTGCGTTTCTGGCACTTCCAGTTGGTGAAATTGTGGGATCTCATATTGACGAAGGAACTTATTATCTTACAAAAGACAGATATCATCTTTCCATTCAGGGAAAATACGAGTATACTGTTGAGGACGAAACCATAATTGTCGAACCCGGAACACTCTTCTGGTTTAATAATAAACTACCTCATAAGGCAGTTAATATTGGCGACAACGTTAGAATTACTTTTGTATTTGACGTTCCGCATCATAAAAGCAATCTTTGAATAAAATAATGGAACGACTTGAGATTACAATTCTTAAAAACTTAATATTTAATGAAGATTATGCCAGAAAAGTTATTCCATTTATTCAACCGGAATATTACGAACAAAGAGTAGAAAAGATAGTTTTTGAGGAAATTGTTAAGTTTATTGTTAAGTATGGGTCTTCAATTACAATAGAAGCACTCAATATTGAGATTGATAATCGTAAGGATTTAACAGAAACCGAAAGTAAGGAAATTGTAGAACTACTTTCTAAACTTAATGATAGTCCGGTAGATAGTCAGTGGATACTGGATACTACAGAGAGGTGGTGTCGTGACCGGGCAATTTATCTGGCACTTATGGAATCGATTCATATTGCTGATGGAAATAATGAGAAAAAAGGTAGAGATGCTATTCCCAGCATTCTTTCTGATGCTCTAGCGGTATCTTTTGATAATAATATCGGTCACGATTATCTTCTCAATTATGAAGAACGCTATGAGTATTACCATAAGAAAGAAAATCGTCTTGAGTTTGATTTAGATTTCTTCAATAAAATTACGAATGGTGGTGTTCCAAATAAAACTCTAAATATTTTTCTTGCTGGAACAAATGTTGGAAAAACTCTGGCGATGTGTCATATGGCATCTTCTTTTTTGCTTCAATCGAAAAATGTTCTCTACATTACTATGGAGATGGCAGAGGAAGAAATTGCCAAAAGAATGGACGCTAATATGCTAAACGTCGCTATTAATCAATTGGAAGATTTACCAAAATCCACTTTCACTAATAAGGCATCTAAACTCGCAGAAAAAACAAAAGGAACCTTAATTATCAAGGAGTATCCAACTGCCTCCGCACACTCCGGGCACTTTAAGGCACTTCTAAATGAACTTTCTCTTAAGAAATCATTTAGACCTGATGTTATTTTTATTGATTACATCAATATCTGTGCGTCATCTAGATTTCGTGCCGGAAGTAATATCAATTCTTATAGCATAATTAAATCAATTGCCGAAGAACTTCGTGGTCTCGCTGTGGAGCACGATGTTCCAATTTTCAGCGCCACACAGACGACCCGTAGCGGTTTTAGTTCATCTGACGTTGAGATCACAGATACTTCAGAATGTATATTTGTGGATGAGACTATTGAAATGAGGGATGGTAATACTAAAAAAATTTCCGAAGTATCTGTGGGTGATCAAATTAAATCTCAAGACAGTTATAAAACTGTGATGATGGTACACCATAAGAAAGAGAAAGAATGTATCGAAGTAGTTACAAAAAATGGAAAAACTATTATTGTAAGTAAAGATCATATCTTTCCAACCAATAATGGTAGAAAATCTTTTAATTCTGGATTGACTATCGGAGATTATCTTAATACCAACACATAACTATAAAGTCTATTGTTGTTGGTATATAAATAATAACGAGATACAATAGACTTTATATATAAAGATATGAAAAAATATAGTAATTATAAAAATAAATTGGACTGGTTAAAAAGAAATAAAAAGTTTTCTCATTATTTTAACTATAATTTTTTTAATCAAAATACAAGTTATATTAAAAAATATCTTGATTCTATAAATGAATCTCCGAATAGTTCTAAAATGAGGACTATTAGTCTATTATGTGATTTATCTCTTTTATATACTGATGAAATAGAAAAAAAGTATGTGGAATATAAAAAAGAAAAGAGTGTAAAGAAAAAAATAGAGATTAGATATGGTGAAGACCAACTTCACATATATGAGGATAAACTAAAGAATAGACCAAAACCAGTAGTTAAAAGTAATTTAACAATTGAATATTGGTTAGAAAGAGGGTTTACTGAACCTCAAGCAAAAGAAAATATATCCAAAATACAATCAAATAACTCCAAAAAAAGACACGAAAAAACATTCAATTATAAGATACAGAATCCAATTTGCAAGGAATATTGGGAAAATATTGGTTTTGTTGATAACGATGAAATTGAAAAATTAAGAAAACCTTATTTGGATAAATGTTCCAATACTTTAAGTAGATATATCAACAAGTATGGTGAAGAAGAAGGAAAGAAAATCTTTCATAATGGTGTCGATAAAAGAATAAAAACTCTATTAGAAAGATATGGAACAAAAACAATAACTACTTATGTATCCAAAGAATCTCTGAGATTTCTTATAAAATTATATAAAGAAATACGGAAAATGGGAGTACAGAAAACTGATATAGTTTGGGGAATATCTGGAAATAAAGAGTTTGTTTTGACTGATTTTAATAATGATAGAAGTTATTTTTATGATTTTGTTATTAAAAGTAAAAAAATAATTATAGAGTACAATAATTTATTTTGGCATCCCAGAAAAAGAGAAGAATGGAAAGGAATGGGTGATTATGATAAGATTTTTCAATATCAGGAATTGAAAGAAAAACTTGCCATTTCTCGTGGATATGCGGTATACTATGTTTGGAATGATGATAATCTAATAGAAAAAATAAATTACTTAAAAGGATTAATATTAAATGAATGCTCTTGAAGAAAAATGCTTGTATAAGGCAAATAAATTAATTAAATCTGGATTTAGCAATTTAGATTTATTTCAATTAACTGATTTGTTAATTAAGTTGGAAACTGAAAAGGATGAGAAAAATCTTTTAACCGATAAAGATATTGATTATAATGATGAGATAGTTTCAATAAAAGACTGTGGAATAAAGGAAACTATAGATATTAGTGTTTCTGGAGATAATTTATTTTATTGTAATGGAGTTCTAACAAAAAATAGTTTTGGACTTCCTGCGACTGCCGACTTTCTTGTTGCTCTTATCAGCACCGAAGAATTGGAAGGACTGAATCAAATTATGATAAAGCAGTTAAAAAATCGTTATGGTGATAAATCAATCCTCAAGCGTTTTGTTGTTGGTATTGACCGCGCTAAAATGAGACTTTATGATGTAGAACAGTCAGCACAAAAAGACATACTTGACAGCGGGCAAGAAGCGGAGTATAATTACGAAGAAACCAAACCAAAAAAATCATTCGAGGGATTTAAGTTTTAGTATGGCACAAAAAGTAGATTTTAATAAGTATCAGAACTTTGTAGACGCAGTAACATCTGATGCGTCCAAAGATTTTCTTGCTCTATCAGATCGTATGGTTCAGTTGGATGAAAAGGGTGCTAATATTGAGCGTCTTTTAACCGCTTCTGTTGGTATTAATGCCGAAGGTGGAGAGTTCTTGGAGATTGTAAAGAAAATGGTCTTCCAGGGTAAATCTTGGAATGATGAGACCCGAACTCACCTAATTAAAGAACTCGGTGATACGATGTGGTATGTGGCACAAGCGTGTATTGCTCTTGATGTTTCTTTTGACGAAGTAATTGAGACTAATATTGATAAACTGATGAAGCGTTATCCAGCCGGATTTTTCGATGTGTATTATAGCGAACATCGTGAAGAAGGAGATATTTGATTAATCGGATATTCTTTGGCAATAAATAAAAATAAAATACTTATGGCTGAATCTATCCCAGCAAATAGAGGTGATTTATTTGAAGTATTTTTTGCTGCCGCAGTTGCTGCTAGATTTGTAAAAAGAGCAAAATTAAAAACTTCAAAAACATTACCAAATGTAAATATATCCGATGTTGATGCCATTTTAACTGAAATAATGAAAGGTGGATACATTAAACAAGTTAATGATATTGGGAGTGCGGTAATTGACACAGTTTCGGTAACAGTGTCAGTTCCCAGAAAAGCTCAAGATTTTTTATCAGTCAGATCAAATTGGAATAAAGTTTCAGATTTAAGATCAGGAGCAGTATCATTCGTTAATTCTCATAGTAGGCTTAATGCTCAATCTAGGGGATTATCTATTAATGCTAGGGAAGATTTTATTAGAATAACTGCAGCAGGTACTGAAGATCAAAAAGGAACTAAAGCAGATGTTAAAGTAGAAGTTAATTCCCCTACAAATCCCGATAAAAGGTTTAAAAATATTGATTATTCTTTAAAGGTTTCTGGGGGGGAGCAATTTCATCAAGTATCTGGACAAGGATTTGATAAGTTTTTAAGTATTTTTGGTGAAATGGGTTTGGATGTGTCTCCGATTCAAGAAAAATATCAGAAGTTTATTGATAATTTTTTTGATGTTGAAGTATATACTAAAAAATATTCATCAAGAGAATCAGCAAAGTCTACCGGTGGTGGAGAACAGTTAAAGAAAGCAGCAAGACTTGTTTATGCATATGCAACTGAAAAATTAAATGAAGGATTAGATATTGTAGAATCTACTGATACTAAAGTTAGATTTGCTGATTACATTATTTTTGGATTATCTAGAAATGTGAATACCGAATTAGTTAAGTTTACTAGTAATGGTCAAGTAAAAACTAGAGTTGCTAATAGAGAGTTTAGAGATATACTTGCAAATAGTAGATATAATGTTAGGATGAACGCATCTGGTGACCCAAAAATAGAGATTTATCGTTCAAAACCAGACGGAACTAGACTTTCTGGAAATACTAATTTAATTATTCAAATTCGATATAAAATGGAAGTGGCAAGTTCAAATATTTCTTCGGGAAAGTCATATAGATTTTATCCTAGAAATTATCTAGAAGCACAACCAGGAATGTTTTTAATATGAAAGACCTCCAAGTATTCATTAACAATATTCTTGACATCTTCATCACTAAAAAATCATTACCAAAAGATGTAATAAATGATTTTATTGCGTATTTTTACTTTACTCTTGATAATGAAATTAAATCAAATAAATCGGAATTATTAAAGAATAAATATATTAAGATTAGAAAAAATGGTTTAATCTATATTATTGCCAATAAAGAAGCAATACTGGCAAATATTCGTAAGAAAAAATTAAGTAAGTAATGAAAAGTTTCCTTCAGTTTATAACAGAAGCAACATCCCCATCCGAACACGCGATGCGTCTTGGATTACAAGGTGACGGGCATGGCGGATGGTATGATCGCAGAACGGGTGAGTTCGTTGCTAAAACAGAAGGAGGGCAATTAAAGTTTTATAACAAGAGACAGAGAGTAGGAGCAAAAGATCCAAAACAAACTCCACACGAAAAAGATGTTCCATCTCCAAGTTATAATGATCCAAATGCACCACAACCAGCGGCAGAACCAGTACAACAACAAGAACCAGCAGCCCAGCAGCAAGCACCGGAGCAAGTTGGACCACCTCCGGTAGAAAAAACAAAGGGAACTTTAACTGTTGCTTTTGGAAGATTTAATCCTCCCACAATAGGGCATCAGCAACTTATGGATGTTGCCGCAAATGCCGCTTCTGGAGATGAAGACGGGCAATATCTAATTTTCCCATCACGCAGTCAGGATAAAAAGAAAAATCCATTAGATCCTGATACAAAGATTGACTATATGCAGCGATTCTATCCAACTCATGCTGGAAATATCGTAAATGATCCCAATACTAAAACAATCTTTGATGTGTTAAAGATGGCACATAATGATGGATATGCTGGTGTAAGAATTGTGGGTGGTGCCGATAGGGTAAAGGAGTTTGAGAAATTATCCAATAATTATAACGGACAACTATATCAATTTGATAATATTGAGGTTATTTCTGCCGGAGAAAGAGATCCTGACGCAAAAGGTGTAGAAGGAATGTCCGCTTCAAGAATGAGACTTGCCGCCGCCGAAAATGATTTTAAGACATTTAGATCCGGTCTTCCTCCCGGTGTAAAAAGATCTGAAGCAAAAGAACTATTTGATATTCTTCGTGGTTCGATGAATGTCAAAGAAAGTTGGGATATCTGGGATATTGCTCCAAAGTTAGATTTCAAGTCTCTTCGTGAAAATTATGTGAATGAAAAAATATTCCAAATCGGGCAATTGGTTGAAAATCTAAATACCGGTTTGGTTGGAAAAATTATTCGTAGAGGAACAAATTACTTAATCTGTGTAACAGAATCTGAAATGATGTTTAAGTCTTGGATTAGAGATGTTTCTGAATATCATGCTCCAAGAAATAGAAAAAAAACTTTAAGAGAACATAAAATAGAAGAGATTAAAAACTTCATAAATAAGCATAGAAAAGCGTATCAGTAATCTAATCAAATGAAAACCAATATTTCTGAAGATTTACCAGCAAGAAAGTTTTCTCCTGCCGCAAGTACAGGTGAAGGATCGGCAGCGGCTGGTGGCGGAGATGTGGAAAAAAAGACAAGACAACTTGTTTATGATTCCAAATCTCAGGTTAAAAAGCAGATGGGTCCAGATACTAAAATGGATCCTGCTGCTGTGGTAAAGGCAGTATTGGATAGAATTAATAAATCAGAGTATCCTGAACCAATTAAAGCAAGAGCAAGAAAAATTGTGACGGGAGATAATCAGGTAAAAGAAATGAAGGAGTTTGCCTCACAGAACGTTGCCAGAGCACTTTATTCCGTTTTTGTGGAACAACCTTCTAGAATTATCGATGAAGAATATATTGAAGAACTTAAAAGAGAATTGGGTGAGGCAGATCAAAGTCCAGAAGAGAGAAAATATAAGGTACGAGTAACCGATAAGGATACTGGAAACTCTTATATTCGGATGGCAAATCGTTCAAAAATTAACGAACTTCGCGCAAATCCAAATATTGTTTCCGTAGAAATGCTCGATCTATATGGAAGTCCAGAACCAACTGAAAGCGAAAGAACAAAGGGTTCCCAAACCGCAAGTGTAACCGCTGGTAAGGGTCTTGCGAAAAGGGATTATGATGGCGATGGTAAAGTTGAAAGTGGTGCCAAAGAATATCGTGGTTCAGTTCATAACGCAATACAACGTAAAAAAGGTGGATCTCCCGATGGTAAAGATACTTCAAGCGTAAGAGAGGAGTTTATTGGAGAAAAGGATAATGGAGATGAAAATAAACAAATTAAACCGATGAAAGGAAAAAATAAATGTAAAGTTTATAATCCCTTTGGAACCGGAAGAGATAGTGGAAGTGGAAGAGAACTTATGATGCATCAAGAACTTGAGGGTGAGATGATCGCAGAAACCGGATACACAAAGTTTCTTAAAAAAGTTCATTCTCTTCAGGAAAAGGCAGTAAGTCAAAATCAACAATAACTTGCCGGAATGGCACTTGCTTATTTGCGTGGTGAAATGCCAGATGCGAGCGAAGAAGTTAAGAAAATGGCAGAGATGGGTGAGAAAAAACTTCGTGATTTTGCCAAAACTAAACACGAAGGTCTTCCAGAAAAAGTAAAGGAATCAAAGTGTGATGATTCTGATGATAAAGAGATGAATGATGAAGAAGAAGATCCCCGTTCCATGAAGACAAAGATAAATCTTGTGAAGAATAAATTGAGAGCGATGGGTCTTAAGATGTCTTATGAACCAGAAGGAGATGTGATTGATGAATTGACAAGATTTGCTAAGGAAACTGGAAAGAAATTCACAACTGGTCGCTCATCTGAGGAAGGTGGAAGTGAGCGTATTAAAAAAATGAAACCAGAATTAAGACCACTATACGGCGGATCATCAAAGCAAAAACCAAAAGTTCCTGGAGAAAAACCACCAGTTGCCGGTGAGCCTGGTTCCGGAAGACAATCTCCAAAACACATAGTGGATGTTCGTCGTGCTAATAAAGAAAGGGCAAGAGAACAACGTCCCGGTTCTAGATATGATTAATTCTAAATAATACAGGATACTCTTCACACGAGGTAAATTATGTCAGTAGCAGTAATCTGGGCTTGGGTACTCGCAAACGAGGCAGCCGTAGCAACAATTCTTTTGATCGTTTCTGAACTTTTAGGAGCGATTCCACAAGTCAAATCAAACGGACTTGCATCATTTGTTATTCTTCAAGTAAGAAAAGTTCTAGAAAATAAGGGTGCCAAAGATCCAACACCCTGAGTATAAATAAATCAATATAAAGGAGACCAAATATAAGGTCTCCTTTTTTTATAAATATCAGTATAAAAGAATTAAGGGTAAGAAACATGGCTCTTTGGGGCAAGGCAGACAATTTATTTTCTCCTGGTACAGTTGCAGTAAATTATGCAACTGAAACTATTACGGGAGCAGGAACTTCATTTACAGCTGCTGGCATTTCAACAGGAACTGTAATTGTTATTGGTGTAGGAGGCACATACGGACAGGCAGTAATTTCCGGAATTACCTCTGATCGAGTTATTTCAATCGCAACAACTCAATATCTGAGTGGAGCGGCAATTTCTGGAGTTGGTTATACTTTAACTCAAAAACCGATTTATACTCTTGAAGATAAGAATTATTCAACAATACCAGGTATTGGTAATTCTTCTTCAACTAATGCGGTTTACGGTGTAGACGAATATGAAGCCGCCGCCAATGCCGCAACCGGTTCTAAGTATAAAGTAGCACACGCTGGTTGGGTTGGAATACATACTTATACTGATATGCATGGAAATCTGAGAGTTAAGTCAGAAGTTCTTGTTGCTATGTCTGGCATTAGTTCTAATGTTCCCGCAACTTATGGTGCAACTGGTGATGCTCTTGATGATGCAGTATTCCCAGACCGTTACATTACGATTACTACTCAACCAGTAAGTCTGAGTGGAGTTTCTACAACTGCGGCACGATCGTTTAGTGTTGTCGCAACCTCAACACCAACAGCACCTCTCGCATTCCAGTGGCAGTATGCTTCCTATGTCGGTGCCGGGTTCACTAACCTCACCAATACTGGAATCTATAGCAACGTAACCACCTCAACAGTCGGAATTGGTTCAACAACTGTCGGTGCTAATATTCCTGATGGATTCCAGTATCGTGTTGGTGTTAGTACTACCGGTATCGCAACTGTCTACTCTTCTGCTGCAACTCTTGATTACACATAATAATATATGAGATTTGATGAGTTGAATGAGAATAATTATACATTATTTGCGATTAAATATTATGAAAATCCTCAATCGGTGACGATGGAGGATTTTGAGGCTGACTTGAAAAGAATACGCTATGTAAAAAGATTATTAAAAAGATATAAGAATACCGGAGAATTAAAAACACATTTAATATTGAATCATCTTATCATTCTCTTTAATGTTTTTAATGATGCCGCAGTTCCTCTATTGTTTTATAGTTTAGATAAAGATCTTTGGTCTTCAATTAAAAGTTTTTTAATTTTTCTAAATAGATTTCCGGAATATCCAAAAACTCAAGTACATGATATTGAAGTAGATCAAGAATGTCTTTCTCAATTGCAAAAAATCTAATATGAATAAAATAGATAAACTTATTTCGATTATTAGAAATATTAAAGAAGAGGGTATGAGTGTCGCTGTTACTCCCACGAATAATACCGGAAGTGGTCCAGAAGGAGCAGGATATAGTTCGACCGGAGATCAGGAACATGCTGGGTATGATAAACTATTGAGTAGAGGTAAAACTAATCTTATGAGAAGGTTTTTTGCTAAAAAAAGAAAATTAAATAAATCTAAAACCAATAAATAATCATATAATCTACTTGAGATTTTAGTTTTTGTAGAGTCAAACAATCCTCAGATTTCCTAAAATGATCTTCGATAACAAACCTACAAATTCAGAAACAAAACTCGCCGTCTTAGAAGAACGTTTATCTTCTTATGAGGTCATGATGAGAAAAATAGACGAAGCAATTCAAATCATGGGTAAAACCAGTCAAAACATTTCTAAAATGCTTGCGGTCCATGAAGAAAAAATAGATCAGTGCTCGAAGACAGATGAATCAATATCTAAATCAATCGAAGATATGAGAAGTGAAAATAAATCTCAACATAAAGAAGTAGAAAAAAGAATAGATGGATTAGAAACTAAAATTGATGAAGTTGTAAAGTTTCGTTGGATGATACTCGGTGCCGTTGTTTTTATTTCATTTGCCCTTTCCCAGTCTCCAGTCATAATTGACATCTTGACTCCTGACCCACAACCTGTTAGAATAGAGAGCAAGAAGTAATAAAACCTCTTATAATGGATTTAATTGATTCCAAGTATATTGGATTAGTTTCGGTTCGCTTGGAAAAGTTCAAGAGAGTTAAGGCAGATCTTTATAATTGCCGATGTCCTATTTGTGGCGACTCCCAGAAGAACAAAACAAAAACAAGAGGATACTTGTACCAGATTAAGAACAACACAAATTATAAGTGTCATAATTGTGGAGTAAGTTTATCCTTTAATAACTTTCTTAAACAGATAGACCCGATGCTTCATAAGCAATATACTTTGGAGAAGTTTAAGGAAGGATTTACCGGAAAGAACTTTGTGGTAGAAGAACCGAAGTTTGAGTTCAGTAAACCAAAGTTCACAAAAAAATTAGATCTACCAAAGGCAGCAGAAGTTCCTGTTGCCAAAGAGTATCTTGAGAAAAGAAAACTCAATCCAGAAAAGTTTTATTTTGCCGAAAACTTTAAAAAATGGGCAAATCAACAAAAACATACATTTAAGAATACTGATAAAGATGAATCTCGTATTATTATACCGATGTATGATATTGATAATAATTTGATTGGGTTTCAGGGAAGATCAATCGAATCTTCTTATAATAAATATATCACCATAATGCTTGTTGATGATGCTCCAAAAGTTTACGGACTTGAAAAAATTGATTCCCAAAAACCAGTTTATATTGTCGAAGGACCATTCGACTCCACATTCATTAAAAATGCTATTGCTATGTGTGGGTCCGATATTGATATTAGGTCGTTTGGCTGGAGCGATTATATTTGGGTTTTTGATAATGAACCACGCAACAGAGAAATCATCAACAGAATCTCAAAAACCATCGACAGAGGTGATAAGGTAGTCATATGGCCCACAAGTATTAAACAAAAAGATATTAATGATCTTGTAATTGCCGGTTATGATCCGGAAAATATGTTAGAATCAAATACTTATTCAGGTTTAGAAGCAAAAGTAAAGTTTAACGAATGGAAAAAAGTATGAGTAACGGAACACAGGTATTTAAAAGAAACGGTTCTACCGAATCTCTGGATTTAAATAAACTTCATATAATGGTGGAGGAAGCATGTAAAGATCTTGCCGGAGTTTCCGCAAGTCAGGTCGAAATGCAGTCAGGTATTCAATTTTATGATGGCATTACAACCGCAGAGATTCAGGAGATTCTAATTCGCTCCGCTTCTGATTTAATTGATTTGGATCATCCAAACTATCAATTTGTTGCTGCTCGCCTGCTTCTGTTTGCGATTCGTAAGCAAATCTTCGGGGGAATACGTGAGACATCAACCGTAAAGGAGCATACCTTAAGATGTGTAGAGATGGGAGTTTATGATGATGAGATCCTGTCTTTTTATACCGATGAGGATTTCGAGAAACTTGAGTCTTTTATAAATCACGATAGGGACTATCTCTTCACTTATGCCGGTCTTCGTCAGGTTGCGGATAAGTATTTGGTACAGGATCGCAGCACCGGAGAACTATATGAAACTCCGCAGTTTATGTATCTTTTGATCGCTGCGACTATCTTCTCTAAATATCCAAAAGAAACACGTTTGGATTACGTTAAGAGATATTATGACGCAATCAGTAGGCACAGAATCAACATTCCCACACCAATCATGGCGGGGGTCAGAACACCACTTCGTCAATTTGCATCTTGTGTTCTCGTTGATGTTGATGACACCCTCGATAGTATCTTTAGCAGCGATATGGCTATTGGTAAATACGTCTCACAAAGGGCTGGTATCGGTATTAACGCTGGTAGAATTCGTGGCATCAACAGCAAAATCAGAGGCGGAGAGGTACAACACACAGGCGTGGTGCCCTTCCTTAAGAAGTTTGAAGCAACT